TCAAACACAACTTTGTAGCCTGCGTAAGGAACAAGCGCATCATCACTTACAATCATATTAAAAGTTTGCTCAACGGATATTTTTGGGTAGCGCCCAAATTTATTTCCGCCAACAATTTTTAGCGGTATTTGTTGATGCTGTTGCATTGCATTAGGAGCTGGCATATTATTCCTTAAGGTACATAACCTTTGTACAAGTTGGCCATTTGCCAGTCAAAACCACATTGCCCACTAAAGAATGATTGGCTTCTAATGGATAAATCAGGAGGACTAACATCCATTACTTTCTTTTCATATTCTTGAAGCATTTTCCTGCACCCGTCGGGGAGTGTGGCACCCCATTCGCAGCAAATCATTTCAGCCAATGCATAACGCAAGTATTCGATATAAAAAAAGTCGTAAATAAGGGATAAATCCGTATTAAGCGTTACTTCAGTAAGCCCAAATTTTCCTACAATGTTTATTAGATAATTAGAAGCTGGAAGAAAATATAAGGATATATCGCACCCACCCAATGCGCGCTCTACGCGATAACAATAGGGTAATGATTGAATATTATCTACACGAGGTATTCCAAAATATTGCTCACGCGTAAACTCATTAAGTGAATAGCGTACAGGACCTATATTAAAGGTCATGGTATCTACAAATAATAAGTTAGGAATATTATACGTTTCCTGCCCTTGAACGGCATTAAACGAATATTTATCAAAATAAGGTATTAACCGCAAGTCCGAACTTTTAAAGTCAAGACTTGCGTTAAGCAGGTAAAGGCCATCCGAGATTTGCGAACCGCTAGGCGTCTGAAGGTCTCTGCTTACTACTTGAGACAAATAGTAAGCGCGTGTTATCAACTGCAAAGCGGTGTAAGCCATGGCGTCCTGCCTTATAAGTAGTAATCGTACCCTGCAACATTAATAGCAGCCGCATCCCCAGCATTAGATACAACATAGTCAATCTTTGGCTTAGCGGAAGAAAGACGCGCATATATTACTGATTGGTTGCTAATAACTACAGATGTAACTTGCCCTGTAATTACAATAGAGTCTCCTGTGTTTCCTGTAGGACGCAATTTAAGCGTGCGGCTTGCAGCACCGGGAGTAAATGCAGAGTTAATATAGACTAAACGCTGATCGGTAACAGCAGGAACTAAAGCGCTCAAATCTATTGCTGTATAAGTAGTTGCAGCACCTGCTGTGATTGCAGTGGCTTGTGGCGCATCATACATAAAAGTACGTCGTGAAGAGTTACCACCTTTCCATAAACCCTTTAGGAAGTTAGCGCTGCCATCGGTTACAACATAACCTAATAAAGCAAATGCACTATAACCGAAAGGCATTGTTGGTGCTGTAGCAGACAAAGAAAGCATGGCGCCCGTAGCGCTGTCTGTTACAGGATCTGCAACCAATAAAACCGCATAAACAGTGCTTGCTGCAATAGTGCCTGTATCCAATCCATTTAAACCGTTAGATGCAGAACTTACAGTTAATGCAGAAGAGGCTGTTAATTGGAAAGTCTTAGTTGAATCCATTACAGAGCCTACTGCTATATCAATAACGGTGTTAGGGGTTGTTGCATTATTACTGATATTTAAGCCGTTAGTATAAGCAAAAGGAACTTGACCAAATTGTGTGTATGTACTCATGTTTTTTATCCTTAAAAGTGTTATTGCGCCATTTCTGGCGCATAAGATTACATAGGGAATATAAGGCGCATGCAGTTTTCACTGACAAGCGTTGATCCCCAAATGGCATCACGAACATAAGCTTGGTTGTTTAGACCAAATTGGTTACCGTAGTAATGGCGAATACTTGCACCACTGTCTGGATCGGTCATTATGGAAGATACGAAAGGCGAGTAATCTGGGAGCCTTGGCATTGCTAAATAGAAAGGATCGCCTGATTCTAACAAACCTGCTCTATGACTGGGTAAAGGTGTTACAGTCATTCCAGCAACAACCGCGTTATTGATGTTTTGATTTGCATTTGCAGCAGAAACCAAACCTACGCCGTTAATGGTTTGAACGCTTACAGTCACAGTTCCTGCAACAGTTGCAGCATTAGCAGTTGCTCTAAACTGTACGCTTTGTTGACTTGGAGCACGTCCAATAAAGGTCAAGAAACGCATGTTAGGCTTGCCTGAAACGCCGTCATTAAACTGGAACAAATCACCTGCTTTAACCGCGTTAGTGTCTGTGCTGCCAGTAGGTTCAGTGAAAGTAATCTGAGTAATGTTAGCGCCAGTAGGATCATTTGTGCTAACTACAGTCATTACGTTGTTAGGAGAAGCGGCATTACCGATAGTTCCAGAAACGTGTAAAGGCAGTAAGTTAGATTCATGCCAAGTGGTTTCAGCAAAATCGCCCAATTCCCATTTCATTGCAGTTTCATCGTTTCTACGCATTGCAAATTGGTTTAAACCAGTACCAACAATAGCGGGAATAGCGGTAACAGGTAGCATTGCCATTTTTTTATGAGTAGATGCACCAAAATCATCAAAGTTTGCAACAGCTTGGGCTAACTGAGTAAATGAGTTAATAGGTGTAACGCCATTGCCATAGAAACGGAAAGGGCCACTATTAGTTTGTAAAGAACCGAAATTAGCGTTTTGTGGGTCGTTAACAACAACACCTGAAACGATATTCTTAAGCATATCTAATTCAATAGAGGTGCCTAATTCTTTCATTGCAGCCATACCGAAACGATCCATGTAATCACGAACGTTTAATATAAATTGTTGCGCTGTAAATCCAGAGGATACGTTAGCGGCTTGTGAGCAAGTTAAAGCTTGTAAGCGTTGAGTGGAAGGCTGTTGGGTAATAACTAAACCTGAGTAGCTTTGATATCTAGGGGATAAGTCAAAGTTAACGGTGTCGCCAAGGTTAGCCGTTAAATCATTAAACTTCTCAAATTTTTTGTTCGCAGTGCTTATGCCTACGAAGGTATTAAGTAACCATGCCAGCTCTGCTTTTTGGTATGTCTGGACGGTTTGTAAAATATTTGTTGGTACTGCCATAGTAGTCGCTCCAAAAAATGTTTATTTTTGGAATGGTGTCACTGTGGCGGTTAGATTATAGATTTAGGTTACATTTACCTAAACATTTTTCTAAAGTCACTAACCGACATATTGCCATTATCCATTCCGGCATTTTGTGAAGGTTTTAGTTGTGACATAGGGTCTTTTGCAGCAGCCGCTTGAGTCTTGGCGTCCTCGTTTACCTTGATAGATTGCGAAAGGTCATTCATTGCCCTCTGTGCCATCTTAGGCTGAGCATACAGTAACGCTAATAAATTACCCATTTTCATGGGGTTTGTTATCAACTCGTTAACTATATCGCCAGTGTTTTCCATATCATTCGCCATCTTTATAAGAGGCGTAATGGTATTGTAATCCAACTCATTAAGCTTTTCTTGAATTCCAGGGTATTTTTGTTCAGCGGCTTCCATCTTGCTAACGAAAGAGTTTACCGTGTGTTTGGCTTGCATCTCGTTAACATGGTCTTGCAACAATTGTGGCGCTTGTTCCGCAATCAATCTTTGGATTTCTTCTCGTGAAGGAGCTGACATTCCACCTAATGATTGTGGTTGCTGTTCTTGTTGTAATTCCATCATAGCTGCTCTCCGTCCTTTTTCGTAAGCTTTCTGTTTTTCGCGTTTGACTACATCTTGAACCTGTATCTTGTTGTACACAGGGGTTTGATATTCATCATCAACGGTTTCACTCTCAGCCTCTTCCAAAGGCATATCCTGTAATTCAGTTTCTGCTAAATCTTCAGTCATTCCTAATCCCTCTTTTTGACTTATAGAGCGGTGTCACCGTAATGAGCATCACAATAACGCTGTGAAGACGCGGCCAGATTTCCGTTTGACGACGTAAGGTTACATGATAAGGCAATTTGTAGATAAATACAACTATGCCTATTTAAATCTTTAATACGCGTTTAATACGCCGTTAACACGCGTTTAACGCTTTTAATACGCGCTTAACGCTTTTAATGCCTATTTAAAAAAAATAAACAAGTAATGGGGGTCCCCCACTTTAACCCTTGCTGCATAAGGATTTTAATAATGGAAAATGTTTTTTTTAATAGTGGGGGTCCCCCATGAAATTTGACAAGTGGTGTTATAATATGAATGCAAATTTAAGGTAACTTTTGAAATAGTTCTAATTTGCGTTTTTTAATTTCGGTTATAAAGCTGGGGTATATGTGGAACAAATAAAACCTATTGATATCGTGTGCAGCAAAGAAACACGGTTAGCTCTTGTGCAAATGTCATTATTGGATATAGAAAACACGTTAACAGATATAAGAAGCGATATAAAAGAAATAAAAATAATCGTAAATTCACAATTTAAATGGTTAATTGGTGCAATAATAGGATTTAATTTTTTATTGTTGGTAGCTGTAGCGGTTAAAGCCTTTCATTTGATTTAAACTTTAAAAAGCTAACGATTGATCATACAAGATTTAATAGTCACGAAGTTTTGAACCTTGGTTGATTCACTGAGTAGTTAAAAATGAAGAGGTTTCCATCTGCGGTGGAAACCTCAGGTAACAAAATAACAATAGGACAAGACTCTTATTTGAAAATCCTACAAAGAGGTTATGCAAATAGAATTGACAATCATAACATATAGTTACTAGATTTCGAGTGGTTTTTACCTTATTTCTTTTTGGACTTACCAGCTTTACTAAGTGCTATGGCTATTGCTTGATTTTGAGTATTATTTTATTTTTAAAAATACATTATATTGTTTGTTATGGTTTTTAAATTGGATTAATTTTATGCCTAAAGAATTAACCGGAAAAGTTCTTGAATGTTTAAATTGCAAGTTGCAACGCTATATACCAAAGAATAGAATAGAAAAATTTAAATTTTGTTCAAGATCATGTCTTGCTTTATACAATAGGGTTACTTTAAAAAAAAATTGCGGAATATGCAATATAGAATTCGAGCACATTTCATCTAGATCGAATACAGCAAAATATTGTTCAAGAAAATGTTATTATAAATCATCGAAGGGAAAAGGAACAAAAGAATTTACTTGTTTAATTTGCAATAAAATATTTTTATCATCGCCATCCAAAGAAAGAATATATTGTTCAATGGAATGTAATTCTATTTCTAAAAGATCAGACATAAATAAAGTTAGCTTTTTAAGTATAAGAAAATCAATGATAAGAAGAGGGATGATTAATGAATGCAATAGATGCAAGTATTCAGAATGCGTTAAGATATTAGGCGTACATCATAAGGATAGAAACAGAAATAACAATTTGATTGATAATCTAGAAGTTTTATGCCCCAACTGTCATAGCCTTGAGCATCAAAAACATATTTGCCAAGGCTAATAAACAATTAATGTACCAACTCGGATATATTCTCAGAAACAACCTTCTTGGATTTTCCTTTTTTTAACGGCATCTTTAAAATCCCCCGCATTTTTGCGCTTTTTCTTCAAAAATTTTAATCATTTTATCTATTTCATCCATATCTACGCATATTCTTCGCAAGTCATTACCATCAATAGGCGATTCTTCAGCAATTGAGTCTGTTATTTCGTGCAACGAATCAATAGAGCATGCAATTGCGCTTGTAATAAAAATGGCGTTCATTAAAAGCGATCTATTTTGTTTATTATTTAACATGATACATTTTATTTTTTTAGTATGCGCATTTAAATGCGCATAAAAATCATCTATATTAAATATTTCATTCAATAACTCAATTGCTTTATTCATTTGAAAACAAGTCCCAATATATATTTGGTTTATGCCAAGGCGCCAAGTCTTTGTCTAACGCATACTCTTGAACAAGCTCTTCGATTTTCATTAACTCGTCATCATCATCTAAAAAATCATTCTTTTCTATCATAAAGCCTCTCTATTATTTTGGTGCGTTCTTGTTGTGATACGCCCGATGTTGCTTTATACATGAAATCTATAATTTGTCTTCTGTCAAAGCCATCGCGCTCAAGTTTATGTATGTTGCTACGTGTATCTAGCAACTGGTCTGTTAGTTTATACTTGTTCATGCAATCCCTTCTCCATTTTAAGTTAACAATCCTATCCAAGCTCCGTGTTACTCTTCAATTTTTTGTTGTGCTTGTTGTATTTGATGATGCAATTCATGCGTTGCTAAATGGTCGCGATGTTCGCGGCTTTGTATTTCTGCAAGCTTTGTAGCCGAGTCTAGCGCATGCCTATGTAAACTTGTATTAGATTCTTCAAGTTTAACCGCAGAGTCTATTTGCGCTTGATTAACGCGTGCCTCTGCTAAGAGTATATCAGCATCCGCCTTTTCTTTGTCAATAGCTAATTGCGCTATTGCTAGCTGTGCATCAACCTTATTTTTTTCAGCGGTATTCTGTACTTTTTGTATTTCTGCTTGTGCACGAATAAAAGCAGGGTCACTTTGCTGCGCTTGCTGTTGCATCTGCTGCATTTGCGCTTGCTGCTGTTGTTTTTGTTGCATCCATTGCGTGGACGCTTCCCGTAATCTGTCCGATCCATAGCATTCTATATTATCAAGCAGTATTGGAAGGCCTGCGGGCGAGTTCATAAACTCCGCAAATTCCTGAGACGCTTGCATAAGCGATACAATAGTCGCCATGCTTTGAGTCTTTTGGACTTGAAAATTAACACCAGCAGAAATATTAACATGTATAGCATTCTCTTGATAATCCAGATATGGCATTTGAGGCTGATTAATGCCCTGATGATTTTTCTCGCCATCTTTAGACACAACCGGAATTGTACGTTTGCCCTTAAGATATTTAGGCATTAAGTCAACGCATATAACACCAATTTGGGTTAATCCTGCCAAATAGCCGACAATATAAGGCATAGCAGCAGCATTACCAACACTTGATGATTCAATAATAGCTTTTCCAGATAAATCATTATCATTTTTCCCTAAGTTACTTGCATAACTTCCCAATATTGTTTGAGTCATTGGGGCAGTCATTTGGAAAGCGGCCGTTACTTCAGGCGGTAACGGTACATTTTGAACCTCGCGTATAGGGTTTGGTATGGGCTGATCTGGGTTTTGTTCGCTATATGCATTAACAACAATAGTATTGGCTTTTTGTATATTATTAAGCGCTTCAAGATAGTCTTTCTCTTGCGGAATAGCCTCTTTCATCACAATAAACTTATGCTGTATAAGGTTTTCCATAGCATTACAAATTGTTTGCCCTGCAAAGTTTGTCATATCCTGAACGCCTTTAGCGTGATACACATATGGGCGTGTCATTTGGAATTGCGTGTTGCTTGTACCTTGTGTAAGCATAATACTATTGCCGTCAAAAAACACATGGGGCAAATAGCAATAATCTGTTTCTAAGTAGTCTAGTATTTCGCATTCAACAATTCTATATCTACATACGCGCTCTAGTATCGTTGAGCGTGGTTCACCGATAACAGCGGGAATTTGTTCAATGAACTGATTTTCTTGCCAATACTCTTGTAGCTTTTCATAGTCTTTAGTAGTTAAAACGCGTCCGTTTGCAAGCTGTACAATGCGCGCTTTCTTTCTTTTCTTCTCGTAATAGTCGGCAACAAGGATACATTTTCTATTTTGTAAATCTTTGTATGACCATGAAAACCCTTCAATGCCGCCGCCTTGACTTACCATAGTAAATTTAAACTTTGACATATCAACACTTGGGAATTCTAGCTTAAAGTCTTCTTCAAGCATGGGGTATATTTCAAAACTGTATTTTCCATCACCCTTGTGCGGTGCACGCGCCATTGGGTCAAAGCCTGCCATTGTGGGATCAAATACGCGCGATAAAAATATTTGTTGATTAAAGCTCATGGGGCTTTGGTAATCTGTCCAAACTTTAGCAACCGAATAACCTCCACTTAACAAATCCTTGTATATTTCGTATGCAAAAGAGTCTTTATTGCTTTCATAAATTATATGGCGTAAATGACCCTCTACAACGTCAAGGGTTTCAGCTGGAATTGGCAAACCTTCGCTTGGCGTTATTTCTATGCTCGGCTCATGCTTTGCAAACTCGCCCAATAGTCTTGAAATATAAGCTTCTAGTATATTAAATTCCGTTATTGGTCGCGCATTTTGTTGTAAAAGATTACGTTGCATTTCACTGAGCGAGCTTCTAAATACATACGTCCTATAGTCTCTCCAGCGCTTAACATTTTCTTTAAAGTATTTGCAGGAGTCTGAAACATTGCGTTTGATGCGCTCTAAGTTATCAGTATCCGCTGTCTTGGTTGTTGTGTACGCCATATGCTGCATTCCTTGCGTTATTTAAAGCATTTTGATTTTGAAATAGTATAGCAGCTGTATCGCTATGTTGTGTAGTTTTTTTATACTGTATCGTTTTATCTATGAGCGCTATTTTTATAGCGTCTGCTAATGTATCTGCTATATCGTCGTTTCTGTGCGTATTGTTCGCCGTTATTTTACTCATATGTTTAATACACATAGCTTGATGTCTTGCGTTATCTGTAAAAGAAATTTGTCGGGCTGCAACATAGGGTTGAATTTCTAGAAATCTTTGCGTTTTACTTCCTGAAGCCCTATTGCGTTCTATTTTTCTAAGTTGTATCCCACGTATTTCCTCTAAAACACTTACTAAAGTGACGCCTGTAGACTTTTTTTCTATAGCGGCTACTAATGGCGGTACTTTATGCACCATGCACGATTGCCAAAACTCTAAGAATGCATCTTTTAGGTCTTTGGGTTCTATGCGTATCTCAACGCAATCTAGCCAGTGCAATCCCATTTGCCCAGTTTTGCGCCCCATTGTTTCTATCTCATATAATCCAAAGAAACTAAATACTGTCGCATCATTATAACTTTTAGATGTTTCTGCTGTATCTGCTGTTATAAATGTCGTGAGTATTTCGGGCTCTTCATCCAGTAAAACAAACCATTCGGGTTTAAAGAGTGCGCCACCTGCTGGAATTGGGTTTTGTTGAAACTGGGATGCAAAAACATAGGGGTCATATTTTTCTTTAAGTCTTAGCATATCGAGTGGAAAAGCTTCGGGATACATAGCATTGCCAGCGTCATCTATAGACTTAATAATTACTTGCTGCCATTTGTATCCATCATTTCCTGCCAGCAAATAAGCTGCCAAATCTGCTTCATGAACCCTTTGACCCAAATAAATATATGGCACATTTACACCGCGTCCGCGTTGCTGTATTGTTTCCCTATAATTTAGTGTAACACTTTCTCGAACTGTATCAGAATGCGCCTCATCGGGCTTAATCGCATCATCTATTATTAAAGCGCCAGAAAATCTATCGAGCCCTGGTAATCCTGCATCTTGTCCTGTAATTGAACCGCTTGAACCGAATGCTGCTACACTTCCGCCCGCTGTAGTTTGAAAAAATTCTTTAGCTTTAGAGTCGTGTCTAATCGATACATCAAACAAGTATTTAAAATGAGGGAGTTGAATTATTCGTTTTATTGTTTCAGTATGCTTTGCAGCAAGCACTTTAGAGTAAGATATATATAGATAGCGTGAATCTGGGTATTGCGCTAAAGTCCATGCTGTCCAGTAGCTCAGCAACGTAGACTTTCCTGAACCAGGACTTACATTTATCATTAGTCTTTGCGTAGGAATTTCAAGCCGTGAAGCTTGGCTTAAAGCGCGCGCTATAGTGATTTGATGGCTTTCGCGCCCAAGTGGGTTTGATATAATGAAGTCACGTGACGTTAATATCTTATAGAAAAACTGCGTAAAAGCTATAAGAGATCCTTTGAGTTGGCTTGCTAACTCTTCTTTGTCTTGACTAAGATTCATGCATTGAATAATCTAAATTAAACTTCTGACACAGCTCAATAACTTGACTATTAAAACTTAAATTCATGTGCCGAATTTCGTTTTTTAAATTTGCTATACAGTCAGATTGCTTCATGATTTCTTTTTGTAAATCACTTATATAGCTTATTATTAACTTTTCGTATTCGTAGTTATTGCTCACTAATAGTCCTTTTTGTTCTTTTCATTTAGTTCTTTTACTACTTTAGAAGTATCTTCCGCTATCTGAGAACTTGTAACTTCTGAATTTGCTTTAAGATTAAATTTTTTCGGGTTATGTATTGCTGTACTCCACTTTATTACATCAATTTTAGCGCGCAGTACAGCGCCATCCGTTCTTTCTATTCCTGCCGCATCTATATAAGTAGAGTTCTGTTCTCTTATCATGTACTCAATATAGTTTGCTTTTACTTCTGTTTGATGAAACTTTGCATCTTGATACATTTCTTTAGCTTTTTTGTTGACGCTCATCATGCGCCAAAAAGTTACTTCATCCATAAAGTGTGGATCGCTTGCGCATGCATCTTTTAAAGAGATGTCTCTTGATGCAATTACATCACAAACTAGCTTAAAATCATCTAAATTATAGACGGGGTCGCCACATCTTTGCTGTGTACCCTTAGGTTTTTTAGGCGCCGGCTTCTTTGATATGCTCATCTTTTAAAGTCCTTTTTTTACGTACAGTCTTAACGACTTCTTTGACTGCATCAGATATATAACCAATGCCCTTGCAGCCAGTGCATTTCTCTATCATTCCGCCTAGGCCTTGAAGAGTTTTGCGGCCTAAGCATTTTTCACAGCGTAACAAAATCATTCTTTAGACTGCAAAGCGTCTAGCTTTTTTTGTAGATCATCTATAAGCGATTTACTACAATCTTGCTTATCACTATGTAGCTCACTTTCTTGCAAAATAATCAGATCGTCACAACCATAACAGACGCCTTCTTTATCAAAAGTTATAGAAGTAATGACGTGTTCACTTACGCAAGAATAAGATGAATTTGCTTTCCTATAAACTTTGTCGCCTATTTTATATTTAAAGTCCATTTTTTATCCTAATTGTTAATATTAAGTTATCTATAAGTTGCAAGTAAGTTTGCAAATAAATTTTATCACAGATTCTTTTTTTATCAAATTGTATATACATTTTAGTTTTATCTCTATATATATAACGTTATTGAATGATAACTTTTTTATCATTTTCTTGCAACTCTTCCAATTTATACTTGAGCAATTCTAATGCAGTTTGACTACATTTCTGTGTATTCGCTTCGTAGCATATGATAGAGCGCACGCTTATTTTAAGCATATCAGCTAGCTTTTTTTGCGTAAGCTTATGCGCTTTTCGTATAGCTCTTAAATTTTCTTGTTTTATATCATGCATCAACTAATCTCTATCTCTATATATATATACATTATAGTATACAATGATATTACTGCACTTTCAACAAATAAAAAATATTTGTAAAAAAGTTAAGTTTTTTTTCAAAAAGTACTTGCATACGTGCAGCGACTGCACTATAATAACTCCATAGACAACGCAAAACGCGAAGTCAAAATAAAAAAACCCTGTTACAAGCAGGGCCTTAAACTAACTAAACTAGGAATAATAAAAAATGATTACAGCAAACCAATATTATGAAATGCAAGAAACAAAAGCTATTATTGAATGTGCTAGGAATTCAATAAATAAAAAAAATTGGATGGTAGCACTAGAATTTATTGACGTAATAACGAACATTTTGGTTAATAACTCTTATCATAAAAACATAAAAAAAACAGAAGAAGCAAGAGAAAAAATATTCACTCTTAGAAAAAATAAAGGGTACGAGGTTGTAAATAGAGGCATAACAAAAGCGTCCGCTATGTATTGCAATGCAATTTTAAATTTACTTGAAAAATTCATATAAACAAAATTTAAACGCCCGCAATCGCGGGCTTAACTAAAGGCTAAAAATGAATAAAGAAAAATACATTAATCAAGAAGTTAGAATAAGACTACTTGAGGAATTGATAAAAGAAGGAAAAGAAAATTTCAAAAGCTTAGAATCAAAAATTGTGCATTTAGACTCTAAAATGAATGCGCAATTTTTAATGATTTTGGGTATATTTTTAACGGCTTTAATAACTAAACTTTTTGTTTAAAAGTAATAAGGCAAGGCGTGGAACCTTGCCCTTTAAAATTAATAATAAATCATAAGGCTGACAAATGAACAATACTACAAAAGAAACAGAAGCACAAGAATATAAATATTATTCAGATGACCATTTTTTATACTGGTCAAGTCGAGATGATGAAGATAATTGCGATCAACAACAACAAGAGCAACAATACTATTAGGAGTAGTTATGAAAGAAGAACAATACATAAATCAAGAAGTTAGGGTTAGACTGCTAGAAGAGCTAAGCCGCGAGCTAAAAAACGAAAGTTTAGCAGCTAGGGAGGAATCACGAAAAGAAACAAAGCAGCTAAGGCTTGAATTATCGACTGACTTAAAAGAGGCCATTAGACATTTTGATAGAAAAATAAATAATTTGACGGTTTGCATGATCGGGGGCTTTATTACTTTAATGCTTACAAAAATTTTTAGTTAAATACAAATAAGCGCGTTAATGCTGCAAACATTAGCGCGCAAAAATTAATAATGACAAATGAGGAAAAACATGATTACACACAATGCGGTTAAAAAACAAGGAGTAAAAGCATGATGCTAGAACAGGAATTGAACGACGTTGACGACGATACGCCTTCAGATGAAGAGCTTTATCAGATCGAATGCGAAAAAGCGGACGAATATAATGACGAAAATTGGGAGTATGATAATGAGTAATCTTGATTTTATACGCGCTTTCGTAGTAATGAACCCCAAAGCAGCTTTTTCAGGAACAGAAAACAGCTACACAATAATAATGGGTCGAAAAGTGATACGCACTAAAACGCTTGATAAACTAGCATCTAAAATAAGGCTTTTAAAATGAAAAATAAAATGGAACTAAATATTTTTGAAACAGACAACCCCATACTTAACAACTGGAAATATTACGCACTTAATGAGCGCGATATCAAGCAAAAAGAAAAGGAGTGGGAAAATATCGATGAAACTGAAAATACAAAAAACCAAAACTACGGGTATATAACTTCCATTATTTAGCTGTAATGCATCAAAAAAAGGCATATTTGGCTTTGTAGTCGGGTATGCCCTTTTAAAATCAAAATTATTAAAACTCTAATAGCTTTTTGCGCTTAAAATAGCACTGTAATTTTACAACAACCACTTTTTTACATGCTTTGAAAAAGGGCAGACTTTTTTACATAAGGAAAAATATGAGCAATCAACAAATCGGGTACATACGCGTTTCAACAAGCGATCAAACAACTTTAAGACAACTTCAAGACATAAAGTTAGATAAAGTTTTTGAAGACTGTTACGGGGCTATGAAATGCGCGGAACGCGAAGGATTACAAGAGTGCTTAAAATACTTGCGTCCAGGCGACACGCTGCATATACATAGCATCGATAGACTAGCAAGAAGCTTGCGCGATCTACAAAACATCGTGGACGGACTGATAAAAAACGGCGTTACAATCGTATTTCATACAGAAGGGCTGGTATTTAACGGAAATGATTCGCCCATGTCTATCATGATATTGCAAATGATGGGCGCATTTGCAGAATTTGAGCGCTCTATAACACGCGCAAGACAACGCGAGGGAATAGATGCAGCAATTGCTGCAGGAACGTTTAAAGGGCGCCCAAACAAATGGCATTTAGCAGATAAAGTAAAAATCATGCGAAAAGAAGGCATTAAAATGCACGAAATAGCAAACGCGTTAAACATGTCAACAAAAACAGCCTACACGCTACTAAAGCGCGAATAACTTAATCATCAATCAAATGACCCTTACACATGCCGCGCGCTCTTATTACGCGCGTGCATCCTTCTATGGTACATCTCCTATTTTTTCTAGATGCTAAAACACTGACGTTATGAGGTCTACACATATTGTTTTTATATTTTTCATTATAACAACCCGGTCTATTGCATTTTGCATAATCAATTGGAACAATTTTTGCATTAAAATAATGGTCTTTGCATAGGTACATTGCTAAAGGTTTTTTATCGCAAAAACTGCATTTAGTAATCATGTATTATACCTTGTAAGCCAGCCTTGCATGCACGCCATTTCTTCTAATCTAGTATAATTTTTATACTTTTTATCATATTCAACCACCTTTATTTCATTAAAAGGCTCGTCAGGAAATAACTCTTTGTGCTCTAAAATTGTTTTATGTTTTAAATTTATTTTAATATAGGAATTACTCTCTTTGTCCTTAAATTGAACTATGTTTGACATATTAAAATCCTTTTATTTTGGTGAATGGCATGCAAACAGGGATGCACGCCATCCTGGGTAACTTAGATGGCAACCCGAGACAATAGTATGCCAAAGCAGCACAATTATGGCAAGAACAATCCCCCACAATACCACACGATTAATTTAAAGCTCACCATTTAACGATCTAATGCAAACCTAAGCAAACGTACTGCCTATATTTTTACGTGCAACCTTGATGCCTTAATTTAACGATTTCATGCATTTATTGACGTCTTCCGAGAACCATTCATTGTAAACATCAAGATCTTTTGCGTTTTCACCCAAGGCTTGGGATGAAGCTTCTTCCGTAGGTCGATCCACCCCCCAAGGATCTTCGCTATAGTTACTAGGGGTTTTAGGGAGCGCACTATCTGCTTGGACGGTTGTACGTACGCTAGGTTGTTGGTAGTAGGTCTCGGGTTGTTGGTAATCCGCTTCAGGTTGTTGGTAGTAAGCCGAAAAGTCTTTCTTTGGTTCCTCGGTTTGCTCGTTCTCTTGGGTTTGTGGTTTGGGTTTAATCTCCTCCATTACCTGGTCTAGTCGCGCTTTAGAGCGTAAAGCTTGCCATTTTGCATATAGCTCAGGATTTTTCTTATCCCATATGGTCATCTCAGGCTCTACGTACTCTGGGTAATATTTTGGGTCAATAGGTGCCATTTTCTGAGATGCTCCGAGCGTTCCTTTCTTTGCAAACTCCAGTACTTCCTTTATTTTTGCTATATGCTGCTCTTGCGTAAGGTGCCTAAATTGTTGTCCAAAGTCTTTAGGACTTTGGTTTCTAGCAAGCTCCGCATTGAATTTAAACTCCTCATAAGGGGTTAAAACCTTCTCTTGTTCTTTAACCTCTTGAGGTGTTTGTAATAATCGTGGTGTGGGTGATTCTATTGGCTCAGGCCTTGGTACAACAGGGTTGTAGTACATGTTCAGCTTGTCTTCTCGTGTGCGATTTATATCCCTTATTTCTTTCCATCGCTCAACTCCTGCAGGATAGTTGCTAATAAAAGCCTTTTTCCCATCCACTGCATTCATTGCACGGTAGCTAGCATCACCGCCACAAAGAGATATCACAAAGCTTGTAATCATGTCCTGATCGTGACTTTGCGATATTCTGGGACCAAAGTACTCTGGAAGCTTAAAAGAGGCTCTATGGGCTTCTGTTGCGCTTAAAAGAGGTCTTCCGTTACTGTCTTTGATGTCTTCTGGCTTTTCTCTGCAGTAATCGATAAAAACCCCAGGCGATATCATGAAGTCAGATTTTGATTGTCTGCATCTATGTAGCCCTCGCTCTATATCTTCTAAGCCCATTAAGCCTGCTCCAGAAATAGCCTTTGCCCAAACTTCTTTTAGCTCTGCAATGTCTTCTCGTGTTTTGTAATATCGGTTACATTCTGGGTAAATAACACGTAACTCTGATATTATCTTATCCACTAAATAGCTTGCTGCCTTTAAAAATAATTCTTCATGATGCTCTAATGTTTTTACCAGGTTTAAAGTTTCCATGCTTTCATTACCTCATCATAATTGTTGGGTTCTAATCCATCTTTTACTCTTTGTTCATTGTCTGAAATAAAATATTGCCTGAGACCTTCAGCAAGATTAGTAATTGGAATTATCTCTACCACCTCCTCTTTTTCTTCCTCCTTCTCTTCCTCTTTTTGTTTTATAGGTTTTGCTATTTCATCTTTCCACCTTTCATCTTGCAAGTAATTTCTTGGTGAAAAAATAAAGCCTGCTTTAAATTTAGCGTCATGTTCTTTTTGGTTTTCTAGTTTTTCAAGTATTGCATCGGCAATGCTATCAAGGCCTTTTTTTTCCCAAATTTTAAGGCAAATAGTTTCGCCTTCTTTTTTCGGATAAGCATTCCAAAATTCTAGAAAGCGGGAGGGGGGTTTAAAAGAAAAATCAGCGGGCGCTTTAGCGCGCGCGTATTCTTTCTTCTGCCCCTCTTCTGTTAAGAACTCTGCCCCTCTCATGAGTAAGGATTGCATTTCTGGTAACTGGGTGGTTCCCTCAGGTAACTGGGTGGTATCCAAAAGGGAACTGGGTGGTACCTCTGAGGTAACTGGTTTGCATTCTTGGTTGATTTGACATTTTTTGTTGAAATAGTTTAGTTCCTTAGCAAAATGATAAATAGATTGCTCGCCTAATGTTCTTTCTATTTTAATCAAACCGTGCAATTCAAGCTCAAATAAACACTTCAAAATTTGCTTCTTAGATAGACCAGATCGGTTAGAAAAAAACTTTAATTTCTTGGTTATTTTCGAGCATTCTTTTTTGTAATTTGACTCAAGCTGTATAATCGAATAAAGCTTATATGCATTACCATTTAACGCCATTATTATGTCTTCGTTTGTCAAAACAAACCTTTTATTAGGGGTGGTTTCTTCTATTTTCATGATTACTTAACCCCTTCATTGTTAAAATAACCTAAAGTTTTAGCTACGCCATACGTTGTTTTTTCTCCAAGCACTGAGTTTCTTTTGACTAAACCAGCGGATTCAAGTTCATTTAAACACTTGTAAATTTGCGATACAGGTATGTTGGATTCGTTGGAAATGAACTTGACCTTACAGCTCACATATCCGCATTCAGATTTACAATCAGACTCTAATCTAAGTACTGAATAAACTACATATGAACGCGACGTTAAACTTTTAATTATTTCTTCATTTATTAAAATAAATCTTTCTTGATGGGGTTTTTCTGCTTTTATCATGACTTTTCCCCTATTTCAGAACCGCATAAGCTGCATAATGGTAAATCATGATTATCTTTATCTAGACACCAACAAACGAACTGCCCTGCGCTTGGTACAAACGCACTTATGTCCGCCCTGCATCTTGCCATGCCTCTGTTTAAATCGCGCAAATCATTTATTCCTGCCTCTACTATAGTTCTGAGCCAAGAAATTTTTGCCCTATCTAGTTCCTCTTGATCTCTCCATGCCTGCCTCCACGCAGGATACGCACCCATTAACCCATAAAATATGCCGTCAATAAGATCCATGCAATGTTCAAAAGATTTTATTTTATTTTTTGTTTCAGTCATGCTATTATTCCTCTTGTTTAGTTGAAATTATTATTCCTGATAGTTTTGAGCCACAAGTCGTGTTGTGGCTGTTGGGGTAGGGGTTAAAATCCCTACCGCATGTTTTAAGCCGCTTCATTAGTAGTATCCTTGTTTTGATCTTGTAACCATTTAAGAACGTCTTCTTCTTGCCAGCCAAATAATTTTTCTCCAAGTTTAACCCTTTTAGGGAAAGAACCTTCTTTTTCCCATCTTGCAAGCGTAGTTCTTCCTATCTTAAATAGTTTTCTTATATCGGTTGTACGCAATATTTTACCTACTTTTTCTATCATTTTAACACCCCTATATTGTTTGATTAAGGACAATATAGGGCAATACGGTTAACATGTCAAGCGCTATTTTGCAAATTATTAAATCTATCTATGGTATAAGCGTAACTTAAGCGCGCTTCTAGGAATTTTATATACTGAAGATGGTTTGCGGTTTTAAGTAGCTCTTCTTTTTTCCAGTACGCTGCAATGAAATTTCCAAGGGTTGGCTCTATGTTTTTCTTTACTATTAACTTTAATGCTTCAGTTGCACTCCATTTGCTACATAAGCCATTTGCTGCAAACTCAAGCCCCCAGAGGTGCACGGTTGCTTTAAAATAGTCTTCTGCTTTGTGTCGCCAGTGCTTTTCACCGAAGCCTTTATGGAAAGGGAATGCTTGATATAATGCTGAAACCGCGTACTCTGCTACTTCAAAATACATGGGGTCAATGCCTGCTGGGGCTTTTACGGCTAATATTTTGTTTCCTACTTTTCTGTTTAACTCAAATGGAACTACTTTTAAAGGTGTATTGTTTAACATTTTATTTGCCTCATAACAAAAAGGCATCCCTGCTACAAATTAATTTAAAACCAGTTATAAGCTTTTCCTAATGCTGCAAAAACTGCACTTATAACGGTTATCTGTGTACTAAACATGATTCCCAATAACCATTTAAAGTTAGATTGGGCATTACTTTTAACTTCTCTGATTTCATTTTTGAATTCCTCTTTGAATTCTCGAATTTCCTCTTTGAGTTCTTTTCTTGATGAATTTATTTCTTCTTTGAGTAATTTAAATTCGTCTTTACTATCTTTTCGCATTTCATTTAACGTATTTGCGATATTTAATACTGACATCTCAAGTAAAGCAAGCTTTGTTTCTTGATTATATGTAATATTTACAGGTTTTCTATGCGACATACTTGTTCCCCGTATGATTTAGATCTGCTTTTAGCTCCCCGTTCGTTAATCTTTGCAGTTTCATTTGTGAGCCGATAGGTATATGACTAATCCTGCTCCACTCACTCCAGCTTGATGAGCTCATCCCTGTGCATCGTTTAAAATTATACGTTGACTTGTAATAGCCAACCACTTCAGACAATAACACAATAAATCCCCTCAAAAGTAAAAATTTTATTATACCTGTTGACAATATGACGGACAAGCGTTACTATATTATTACGTCATACCGACGCTTATATAACATAATAAAGAGGTAAAGTAAAATGCAAAACTCCTTTGAAGATTATTTATCTTCACTTCAAACAATCAACCTACAAATAGCAGAACTGCGCGTACTAAAAGAACAATTAGAACGAAAAATTATAGAAGGAACGGGGCAAGCTGTATTTGATGGGCATAATCTTCTTATAATCGAAAAAGATGGTTCTTCTACACATAGGTGCGGAAAATATAAGGCAACTATTAAAACAGAATATCTTTACAGTATTGATAAAAAACAATACGAATCTATACGCGATAAGCTTAAAATAGACCCCGTTGATATTGGGAAAACGTATAAAATCAACAAGAAAAAATTAAAGGAAGCACAAGGAACAGGAGCGGACAAAGAATTGTTGTCGGCTTTTTTAAGTATAGGCTTTAGTAAGCCTAACGTTAAAGTGGAGGTCATATAATGGGAAACGCAACGCTAATACTGGGCGAATCAGGAAGCGGAAAATCAACTAGCTTACGTGATCTGGATAACAAAACAACAGTAATTATAAACGTATTGGACAAGCCTTTGCCATTCAAAGGATATAAGGCAAAGTATAATCTAGAGTCAAAAAATTACCTTGCAACAGACAACGCAGAAATGATATTGCGTGCTATAAAAAAATTAAACGATGAAAGACTGGATGTTAAAACGCTAGTAATAGATGATTTTCAATACATTTTAGCAAATGAATATATGCGCAGAGCTTCCGAGGTTGGTTACCGCAAGTTTACAGATATAGGTTCTAATGCATGGAAAATTGTTAAAGCACTTACAGAAGCACGCGATGATTTAGATTGTTTTATCTTAACCCATAATTATGTAGATGTTGATGGGAAGTCAAAAATAAGAACGATAGGAAAAATGCTGGATGATAAAGTAAATCTGGAAGGCATGTTTACGGTGATATTGCATACCATGCTTGTTGATAACGAATACAAGTTTCTTACTAACTCGGATGGCATACACATGGCTAAAAGCCCTATGGGGATGTTTACTGACAAAATAATTGATAACAATTTATTAAATGTAAAAAAAACGATCAATAACTATAACCAAGAGGATAATTAAATGACAGGTTTTTGGGAAACAGGGTTAGGCGTAGCGGATGGAAACCCAGATAATGCTTTTACGCAAGATTTTGGGTTAATACCTGATGGCACAAAAGCTTTTGCACGCATAGAAGATTTTAGCGTTATACAAAAACCATCTAGTGCATACGGTGCTGCAAGTAAAATTTACGAAGTTAAATGGGTAATTGCACAAGGCGATTATGTAGGAAGAATAATTTTTCAAAAGATACGTTGTTTTGATGAAGATGAAAAGAAGCGATTTAAAGCGCTAAATATGCTGCGACTTATCATGAACCTTTCGGACGTACCGGCTCCTAACGTTGCGCCAGATAATTACTTTTTAAGTCAGATGGTTGGCAAGGTGCTTGGGATAAAAATAAAAGAGTACTCCATGCCTAAATCTGATGGAAGCGGTGGGCTTAATGAGGGAAACTTTATATCAGAAGTGCACGCTATAAAAGGTTTTGTAGAGGCTAAAGGGAAAAAACTTGAAATAATACATTCTTTACAAAAAGAAGATGACGTTGCGTTTTAAATGCGGGGGCTAATGCCCCCAATCCCAAGGATTTAACTATGTTAATAGAAAAAATAAATAAGGCGTTAATTAAAAAAAGAGCAGAAGAGCCAAGCCGCGATTACATAGGTGCATCAGGCATAGGGCACCCATGCTTGCGAAGAGTCTGGTATTCTTACCATCTTAAAAAACAAGAGCCTTTTTCTGATAAACTTTTAATGACATTTGAAATGGGACACTATTTAGAGCGAATGATTCTTGATCTACTTGATAAATCTGGCCTTAAAACAATATATTTTGATGAAGTAGAAACAAAACCTATACATGGTCATGTTGATGCAATAGCCGTAGATGAACACGGTGAACTTTACATTATAGAAATAAAAAGCACATGCAATACGCAATTTAATGCTTTTAAGTTAAAAGGCCTGCATGCATGGAAGATGCAATATTATGCGCAAGTACAGGCCTATATGGGAATAAAAAAAATAGACAAGGCCATACTTATAGCAATAAATAAAGATACAGCAGAATTGCATGAGGAACTAGTGACTTTTGACCCATTATATTATGAAGAGCTGCTAAACCGCGCTAATGAAGTTATTTATTCAGAAGAACCGCCAGATCGTATAAACAAAAACCCATGTTTTTTTATATGTAAAATGTGCCCGTTTTCCAACATATGTCATGAAGACGCTTAGGCCTTATCAGTTAGAAGCTATAAACAAAGTAAAAAAACGATTAAAAGAAACGTGCGAACCGTTATTAATAAATGCCAGCGTGGGTGCTGGAAAATCTGTAATACTTTGTGAACTACTTTTAATGATAGAAAAATGCGGTTGGCGTGGATTATGCTTAACTATGAACTCAACACTTATACGCCAAAACGCGGAAACATACACCGAGCAAGGCGGTAGTTGCGGAATATACTGCGCATCATTAAATAAAAAAGAAACAGACAAGCCAATAATATTTGCTACCCCAAAATCTTTGCTTAACGGCAAAGATATAAAGAGCATAGCATTTAATTTAATCATAATAGACGAATGCCATAACATCGACTACCAAAATGAGAAGTCTATGTATATGCGCGTTATCAACCATTTAAATATACAAGCTTACAACCAACAAAAACGTATGCGCATTATAGGGCTTACAGGTACGCCCTTTAGAGGTGAAAATATATCTATTATAGGAAAAAACCAATTATTTAAGGAGGAAGTGGTTTCAATTCCTATGCTTAAGTTAATAGAAAGTGGTTTTTTAGTTAAGCCATTATTTGATATATCAACCATAGGTTCTTTTGATTTTAGCAAAATAAAAACTACATCAGGAAAATTCAGTAATGCAGAACTTGAAAAAGTAATAGATTCTAAAGAGCGCTTAACGGGCGAGATAATGCAAGAATTAACAGACTTAGTTAATCGTGGTCGAAATGGTACATTTATATTTTGCGCAACGCGTAAGCATTGTGAGGAGGCTTTTTCATCCCTTCCAGAGGGGCAAGCTGCAATCATTACAGGAGACACGCCACATGAGGAACGCGGCCGTATATTAACGGCTGCAAGAAAATTGCATATACGTTACTTAGTAAGCGTTAATTGCCTAATGACAGGCGTAGATGTTCCGGCATTTGATATGTGTGCGTGGTTAAGGCCTACGTCAAGCTTAACGCTCTTTATGCAAGGAATTGGGCGCGGATTAAGATTGCATGAAACAAAAAAAGATTGTTTGATATTAGACTATGCGCAAAACATAGATAGGCATAGTAATTGGGATGATCCCATTTTGGTTTCTGCATTAAAAAAAATCGATGAAACCAAGCCAATGATATTCCAGTGCCCAGAATGCAAAACACCCGCTGGCGAACATACGAGGCGTTGTACAGGATTAGATTTTAATAGTACACGATGCAACCACTATTTTACGTTTAAAGAGTGCAAAGAATGCGGGGCTAAAAACGATATAACAGCGCGTTATTGCAGAGAATGTGCAGAGGAAATAATAGATCCTAACGAAAAACTAAGGCCGCTCAAGGATATTATTGTAGTGCCTGTAATAGCCTCAAAATACAGGGTTAATGCCAATAAAATATTGATAGCCTCTTATCAGGTTAAAATTCCGTATGGTTCAACCCATGTAATTACCGAATGGTATTCAACAAATAGCAAAAAAGCACGCGATATATTTTATGCGAAATTTGTAAAAAAGCACGTGGAAGATGCCTCCAGTTATTACATGCATCTTGATAAGATGTGCTATCTTGAAAATATGATTAAGAATGCTTTAACGCCATCTCATCTGGCTCTATCGGATGATCTAAAAATTCGGAATAAGATTTTCCAAGGTATGTAAGAATAATTGCTCTTGCTGCTTCATACCCTGTACAGCATATAGCAAGGTATCCGTTTTGAGTCATTTTCTCAAGAAATAAACGCTGATGTTCCGTAGCTTTGTTATTACCTGCTTTAAGCTCCAAAAACAACCCATGAAAACCGCCTTTTGGTAAAGCTATAAATACATCACTTACACCAGAAAGAACGCCCATGCGTTTTAATAGAAGCCCTCGCATGGGATTGGTTTTGCGTTCGTTAGCTATGTGAAAAGCGCACTTTTCAAGTTCTGGAACGGTTCTAATCCAATCAAATAGTTTACATTGCTCAATTTCTTCAGGATGCATAACTTCCATTCCTCATTCTTGCAGCCATATTATTGCTTCTAGTAGGCCCTACCTGCTTTGCCCAAGCAGAATCTAACATATGTTTTGCAGCATTTTCAAAGTCCTTGTCGTGTATGGCTTTAATCATGTTTTTAAATTGCAATATTTTAGCTATGCCGATATTAAAACAAAGCTCAATAAGAACCTCTTGGCGCACACGATCAACGCTTCTCCACCAATCATAGGCTTTTAAATAACGTTCGGATTCCGCCAGATCATTATCTAGCATGATTAAAGCTTCATCCTTGGATATACCGCAATCATCAAGGTTACGTCCAACGCCTATGGTAAGTTTGTTTGCCGTGCATCTGTAGGCTTTAAGCTTTAGTCCTTCATGCGCTATTACTAATTTTTTAAGCTCGTCCATGATTATCTCCCTATGTATTTAAACTCGCATTGCTTATTCCGTTTCTCGAAATGCGATGACCCAAAAACCCTTACCGCAATATAAAAAGGCAATGCCTTATATTTTGGGTATCCTCGCTCTATTAAAAACGAATACAAAACATCATCCGCATATTTTCTGCTAACCCATCCTCCGCATGAATATAAATAATCATGAAGTATTGCAGGGTAAACAGTATCTGAATCATTTGGTGAAAATAAAGGCCATAAAATTCTTGGTATGGATGCAAGGTCGGTTTCAAAATTAATTGGTACGGTTATTTCTCGGTTGTTTATTTGCACTACAAATGGTGAGTCTAAAGTATAATTTATGCCTTCGGCTGGCATAAATCCTGCTTTATGTATTATGTTTATCGAATAGTTATTTATTTTATTGGATATAAGAAATACCCATGTAAGAATAAATGTTACTGCAAAAACTATCAAAACTTTAATCATATTAGCCTCCGTGCTATTTAAAAGGCCTTAAATTAATAAGGCCAACCCGTAAATAATACTATACTGCGGCACTAATAGCTATCCAGCTTACAGTAGTTGCAGCACCGGGATCTGCACTAAAGCTAACGGTAAGTGTATTAGCCGTTGGAACTACTTTCACTATAGATACCGCATTGGTAGAAGCGAGTATGGACGCTGTAACTATAGATGTAGCCGTAACCCCTGTTGCTACAAAGGCATTAGATGTGCCGCCGCCTGCGTAAGCTGCTGTTGTGTTGGCTTTAAGTGAGTAACCAGCATCCACTAATAATCCCGCTGTTCCTGAAGCCTTAACCGCATTACCGTTTACTAAAGCCGCAGGGCATACAGCAAAACTTGCGGTAGCAGCTGCAGGGTCTGGAATGCTTATAACAGAGGCTTGGCCCATAGCAGAATTGGATATAGTAGTTAATGTATTGCCTGTATTGGCTACCGCTGTTACTCTTAAGCTGCCTTTGCTTGCTGCAGATGGGAAACTTGCTAAATAACCTGCTGTACCTGATAAACCAGCTTGTACATTACCTGAGTTGATTATAGTAGAGGCATCACTTTTAATTTTACCCGTAGTTCCACTAAATGCCGCCATATGATCAGCAATAACAGGTAACAATACATTACCCTCGCTAACATCAAGCGCAAGCGTAATGGATCCATTACTAGCTATAGTCGGTAGAAAAACAGCGTAAGTTCCTGTGTTAGTACTAGTATTGTAGCTATAAATAATGTCAAAAATATCCGTAGGATATACGGTGTTTGGTAACAAACTTTGTACGGTTATGTAGCCTGCTGTAGTAAGGGCTGTCAATCCATCTGTAACAACCATTTGAACACGCCTAGGGTGGATTCCTTCTTGACCTGCAAATCCAAAATTCATTGAAACTATGCTCATTTTATATCCTTATTTTTTGAATGATTTTAAAGTTTTAGCAAGGTTTGCTTCCTTGCGTAGCGTGGGATTTTTACTATGCTCTGCTTTTACTAATTTTTTAACGGGTATTTTTTTTCCTTCAGGAACGCCTAGCTTTTCATGTAAAGCGCCTTTGTTTTTTGTAGCATCTTTTATCCATTTTTTATTCATATTATAGTCCATACATTCCACTAATTATTAATGTATATTGTACACCAGAAACAAAATTAGTTGTTGATAATGCCGTTGACGCAATCCCAGATCCTTGGTAATTTACTACTAAATAAGTTGATGGAGCAGTGGCTATTAATTGTGGTCCTGCAAACGATATAGCGGTTGATTCATTTACATTCAAAACCCAGTTATTAGATCCTGCTGAAATCGGTAGTCCAGCAAATCTAGCTTGTCCTGATGCAGTAGTATAAGTAGGGGTAAAGCGTATTGTATAAGAAATTAAAATTATTGATCCTATTTGCCAGTATTTTCCTGTTTGTATTGCATAAGCAACACTTAGATCTCCGGGAGTTGCAAAAGTAAAGGTGGGCGTAAAGCTTTGTGATGCCAAATAAGTGCTTAATGGGTTACCAACTGCAAACGTTACGCTAGATGCTGTGGCAGTACCAATGTTTGGGGTCACTAGTAAGGGGCTGTTAGCTAAAACCAATGCGCCTGATCCCGTAACATTAGCATTATTAAATAATACAGATGCACTCCAAGATGCAGCACCTGTACCGCTAGTTAAGATACAGGTAACTAGCAAAGCCGTTCCTGCGGCCATGGCTTGTACGGTATTAGCCCCTGATGATTGCACCGTAACAATACCTGTAGAGTTGTTAACAATGTAAAATGACTGCCCCAAAACAAGCGTGGCAGTAACAGGAAGTATAACCGTTTGGGTTGTTGATCCTGTAAAAAACTGCTGGCGTTTTGATGCAACCGTAAGGGTTGTTGTTCCTGCGGCTGTTTCAGTGGTAGCATATCCTTCCAGAACGTTATTTGCAGATATATTAGAATTTGCATCCCATAAAGCAATACCAGAAGCATTCGGGGTTTCGGATACTAAAAACCGCTCATTTACGCCTGAATGCAATCCAACAACAGCATCACCTGCTGTAGTGGATGTTGTACTCGGGAAAGAGCTCCATTTAGTGTATGCTGGCATATAATTACTCCGTAATCATAAATTTATTTAATGTTTCGGTTATCATTAATTTATTGTCTTCTGTAATCATTACATAATGATTGGACGGCGGATAATTGCTTCCAATGTTATGTTGATCAACAAAAGGTGAGTCTATTAATGGGTTATTAACCGCATTCATGCCTAAAGGCGTAGAGAATGTGCTCATGTTAGTTTGTATATGGAGGCGCAACATAAAACCTCACGCCAACCTGTGGGCTTGTTACGTCACTTGTAATAAAACTTAATGTACTTCCGCCTTTAACATATAATCCAGCAGGATTTAGCATGGCAGTAGTATTGGAAGCAGCCCCAGTTGGCGCTACGGCGGTTCCTATATTATCAACCCATACATTTACACCGGGTGTATAACTTAATATGGCTATCCAATAACCTTGTGATGCAGGCACTGTTATATGCTGCTCTACAGTTGCAGCAAGTACCATGCTTTGGTTTATAGTAGATGCTGGCAAACCAAATCCATTATACCCATTAATATCACGGGTCATTGAAAAACGTGTGTCTGATAAACTCATTTAAACGACTCCTAGTCTTGCGTCCAAAACATACTGGGCTTCTACAAACCCCCATCCGCCTGTAGTTCCTGCAACCGTATAAATTGCTGTTTTATTTGCTGGCGTATAAGATACAGATCTTGTTCCAATAAACCGTTGATTCCATGCGGTTGATGCAACAATATTACCAGTGGAGGCCGCAGGTCCCCCTGTATAATTCGCCTCTACGTACACATTCCCTGCCGTTAATACGCCAGAAGATGGATAGAGCGCTACAGTGGGTATTACAATTTTTTCTTGGGCATAATTTATGGTAAACGCCTCTGGGTATACGGTTGTTACACCTATTCCAGAAGTATTATTTGATAAAGGGAATACTGCTGCATTTCTTGATGTTGCAATGGGAACAGGACTGGAAAGAATTTCATAAGAATGCTCAAAATAATACTGGCACTCCCTTAAAACCTGATCTTGTGACTGAGGAGCAGGTAATGTAGGAATTACTCCGGGAACAAGCGCTATAGAATCCAAATATAATACAGTCCCATTATTTATAGCGCTTGTTCCAACAAATATAGCAAAATAAGTAGCCTGCACTATCTCCAGCAAAGATAAATTGGCCTGCCAAAAAGCAAAATCAATCTGTCTTTGAATATAATCGCCAGTTATCGTTTGCGTTTGTTTATAAGGTATAACTAGCGGTATCTCAATCCATCCAGCCACTACAGTTTCAGGATGACCGTCTCCACTCATAGTCTGTACAAAAGAAAGCCCTTTTGCAATAAATCCTACAGCAGGGTTTGTAAGCACTGGTAGCGATGCATTTTTTGTATACCAAATTGATACATTTATAGTAATATCTTGTCCTGCGGACATTTTAACAGCCGAGCTTACGCCACCATATAGAACAGCCCTAAGTACATCTTTACATTTATATTTAGCTAGATATTGAATAATACCTATCTGCGTTGTTGTATTTGGAGTTATTGCCATTTCTCCGCCAGTATTTAAAGAGACAACAACGCTAGCATCAACTTGCTGATGTATTATAGTTTGGTCCCATGCATAAAATGCTGTATTCGTTCCACCAACAGTTACAGGACCTATGGATGCACCCCACTGAACTGGATTTAAAATAAAATCCCACCCCGTTAAAAAGGAAGATATGGGCATAGCTTTAAGGCTTGGCTCCCAATAATGGTATAAATGGTCTTTTTGTCTTGCTGCCGATTCTTGTATAAATTGCGCGGAAGAAGTTATATTGGCTACGCCAACCGCTTGTATGCTGCTTATGCGGATATGTGAACTTGCTGGTATAGATATGTATATATCTAAATATCCTATATCTGCTGGTACAAGTGAAACCGTATCAACCTCAACGGTTCCAGATGCAGCTAGATAATCACCCGTTGAGGTAGTGGTCACTTCACATATTAATTGCGCTGTTAATCCGTAGGGTAAATAATTTAATCCTATATCGTGATTAGCCCCATCCTGAGACGCTACAATAAAATATCCTGCCATATAGTTATCTGCTAGCAACCTAGGGCTATTTTGTAGCCTCTGCCTTAATAATAAAGGCGCTGACAATGCAGGAACTTGTATGTCTAAAACATAAGGGGGATTGCTTTCTAATGGGTTATCAATAATAGGCACTTGCTGAACAACAACGTTGCCAGAACCTGAAGTAATTATTGCCCAATCTGGGGCAATTTCTGTTACCGTATTTGTTCCAGTTACAGGTATAGAGGTAGACCCTGAAAATAGAACCTCTACAAATTGTGGATTTGATAACAAATTTGTAGTTGGTACAAATGTTTCACTTGTGTTTGGGTTATCTGCGGCATTTGGCGGCCATGCTTCTCTTGTAAACTGAGGCACTCCGTCCGTGCTTTCTACCGTAATATAATATAAATCTTGGTTTCCTGTAGGAAATCCTGGGGCATTTTCCCATGGGTAAAAATAAGGGATTATATCCGCGCCATTATTATCAAGAAAGGTTCCTACACTACTTAATACCATAGGGTTTGGAAGTGCTACAAACTGATAGTCATAAGGAGGGCTTGGGCTTCTTACTTGCTGATACACGCTTTTAAGTGTGTTGTGGTCATTATCCTTATAAAAAGTAACAACACCTGCGCTTAGAGGGGCTCCATTGTCCTTGTCAACAAAATAATCTTGTAGTGATGGGCACATGTAATAAAGCGGATTTGGTGTTGCCATTCAATAAGTCCTTTTATATGCAATTAAAATATTTTACTCTTCTATGGGCAAAAAGTATACCTATTCACGATGTCCGCCTGTCATGTCTATTTCCATGGGTTTGTTATTTTGATACATGGATTGAGATATTCCTGCGCCTGCTTTTTCAGCGTAAGGTATTTTAAAATCTTTGTTTTTTATCATAGCTTTCAATAGTTTTTCTCTTATTGATTCATTTGTTAATAACTTTGATGCCACATTTGACGCAACACCTCCTCCTATTGCAAGTGGAAGGCTTTTAAGCGCAAGACCTGTATGCAATAATCCCATTAATTTTTGCCCTGTATTTGGGTTTGCCATTAAATTAAATGAATGCGCATTTTTACCAACCAAATTTACATAATCCCTTACCTCTTTGTGCAATTTTGTTCCTTTACCAAAAAGAACGTCCGCTTGCTTTTCGCCAAGATTATTGTATAATGTTTTAAATTTGGTTGGGTTGATGCGCCCTTCAGCATCAAATGCTTTTGAGAGATACGCAGATGGCAGAATGTTTGTTTTGGTTGGCGATGTTTTATTTTGCTTATAAGCTTGATCTAGCTTCTTCAGGAGTGTTGCCCGATCATTCTTGCCCCCCTTCAGAAAATGACTAAGAATCATATCTGGATCGCCACCTTGTCGAGTAAACTTAACAATGTTGCGATCTTCAAAAGGCGCGAAATTTTCACGATATTCCCTTTGTGATTTTTCATACGCTTCTTTTAATTTACTGTTTCCAGTTGCATTAAAAGATTCTTCTATGTCTTTTGATAACGAATTTTGAAGGTCTTTTACAAGACCGTATTCATGCATATTATTGTCTTTATATAGCTTAGACGCTTTATCTCCTAACTTACCTCTAAATATATTTGTTAACTCAAGGCTATTGCCTTCTTTATTTTTTGCGTACTTTAACAATGACTTATATAATTCTTTTCCAAATTCATTCTTTAATTCAGGGCTTTTATTTATATCCGATATTACTTTTGACGCCGTTTCCGTGAAATTTTTTCGTCCAACTTTTACATTATTTTCTTCAGCTAATTTATTAAGTTGTGCATAATTTGCATTTTTTCCAGCTCTTGCTTCTTTTTCAGCGGTTTTTAACGCTTCCTGTAAATGAATCCCATAATCTTCTGGATTAATATCACCCTTAATTTTATTAAATAGTTCGGATCCTTTTTTTCCTATTATTTCTGCATTTTTTTGTGCTATTTTTTCAGATCCAGATCCAATAATGTTAGGCAAAATATTTTCATGCAATCTATTTAAAACAGGGCTACCAAGAACTTGCCCTAGCCCCGTACTTGTCCCTTTTGTTATATCAATGTTTTTTTGAAGTTGTTCTGGCGTTAAATTACCACGCAGCAATCTAGATGGCCTTACTTTGTTTAAAGCATATTGTGCGCCTTTACCCAAAATACCGCCAGCAGCACCACCTATAGCACCTTCAGCAGCGCCTTTTAATGGATTTTTATTTTGTGTAGCTCCGTATGCTGCCTGCCCTGCTGCCAATGCTTTAATGCTAGTGCCTGGTATAGCAAGACTTGGCGCATATTGAGCAATACCCTGTATAACTTTATCTGCTGTTGTTTGCTCGTCTTCAAGACCCAATTGTCTTGCGTAATTAAATTCAGGGTCTACTTGCGGAACATATTCACCAAGTCCTACTAAACCAGCTATATTATGCGGAGTATTGGCTATTCCTCGACCTGCATTTAATAAACCTGTTGCTATATTAGGTAATAATTTGCTTGCAAAAGAACGTTCTTTTTTATCTTTCTTTAAAAAATTATCAGCACTGTATTGAGAATATTCGGATAAGTCTTCCTTTGGTTTTTTCTTTAAGAAGTTGCGTGCACTGTATTGCTCAAACTCATCCATATTTAAACCCCTTTTTAAGCATTTCTTCAGACTTTTCTTTAGGAATAAAAAATAGTTTTCCATTCATTGACATTGGAATTGTATTTTTTGGTAAGTCATATTTCTCAGGATTAAAGTATTCTTCACTTTCTTTATCCGCATCTATTGGTGTCCCATTCCTTAAAATCTCTCTTGATTTTTTTGCTTTTTCTATTGCTTGCTGTTTTGATATTTTAAGTCTTTCCCTATATGCTTTATCGCTTTCAAGCTCGCCTCTTTCCGCTATCTCACGCGCAGCAGCTATAGATTTGTTGGTTCTTATCCAGTTGTTTGATTTGATAATCCCCTCTAGCGCTTCAACAACAGCAGCTTTATGCGCTGCAATTTGATCCGCTTTCAATACTTTGTTTCCAATATTTTCAAATGGAGAAGGAAGTTTAATTAATTTATCAAATGCCGCTGCCGTTTCAGCAACACCATTAACAACGTTTTGATTTTGCGTGATAACTTCTTTAGTGTTTGGAACAAATTCTTGGCTCTTTTTAAAAGCATCCACTATACCTTTTTGAGTTTTATACTCATCGCTGCCTTCCCCATACGTTTCTTTTATTGCCTGAAGATCATTTATTGCTTTTAAATGAGGCCCTACAGATCCTTGCTTGTTTTTTGATTCAGCAATACTATTTGCATACTTTCTTGCGCGCGTAGCCTCTGGCGAGCTATACCCGTATAGTTTGGATTGCTTGTCTGCGTATTTATCCGCTTCTTCTAATAATGTTCCTTTTACTTGTTTTCCGCTTAATTTCTGATTTATTGCATCAATGTTTGCTTGTTTAGTGTTTGTTATAGGTTTTTTTATTGGCGACGTCATTGGAAGGATAGCGTCTAAATAACCCTCCTTTGACCTTTCATTACTTACCGAGTCTGCAATTGCATTAGCGCGCGATCTTGCTTGTTTTACTTGCAATGAATTTGGACCGTATAAATTAATTTTCCTGTCTATGTCTTTAACTGCTTCTGCCAGCAACTTATCATTGGCAGCCCCTTTCTTACTTATAAAGTTTCCAGTTAAATTTTGCCTTTCCTCTTTTTTTTCTTCTTTTTCTTTTTCTTTTCTTGCAACCTCTAAAATTTCCTTAGGAATAATAGGTTGTACTCTTTGCCCTGCTTGTCTTCTGTATTCTTCTTCGCTAATTTCCTCATCAGGTCCTACCTGTACAGCGCCTTCAGGTTCTTGCGGTAAGTTTAAGCTAATCTCCATATTTTTAGCATATTGAGGTCTATCATCATTTTGCGATTCAGCTTCTGCTTGCATTCTATCGCGAGCGGACATCAATCCTAGTGTTTGCGCTACATCACCACCCAATGCAGTTTCTGGGCTAGCATTATATAAATTTTGCAATAAACGCTGTTTTTGCACGCTAAGTCCAGCGCTTTGATTTGCTAATTGATTGGATAAAAGCTTATCGGGCATAGACTCTCTTGCATATTGATTGGACAATCCAGTGCCTTCATTAGCAAGAGATAATGCTTGAAGCCTGTCAGCCATAGAACCGCTAGCAAATTGATTAGCAAGATTCATACGCAATAAATCCGCCATGCTTTTAGGTTCGGCATACTTTGACTCTACACCAAGCAATTTATTTTTAAGCATTTTAGTAAGTAAATCTTCAGAATGATTGCGTGGCTCATATCCTTGCTTTAAGCCTTTACTGAAAGCATCTGCATAGTTTACTTTTCCACTAAACCCTGCTTCTTCAGGCGTAAGCCTAAATGACGGAAAGTATTGAATGCTCATCTATTTTCACCTCCAAATAAATTCGCCCAATTGTTTTGTGCTGGAAGATTTCCTGCGCCACTGTTTCCAAAAAGACTTCCAAGTCCGCTTAATCCACCAAATACATTACCCCAGCTTTGCGCTCTATTTTGTTGGTTTTGTTGATTTTGCGCTGCTTGCGCTGCGTTTTGTCCTGCTTGCCCTGCGTAAGCATTTTGTCCTTGTGCAGACAAAGCGCCACCCAACAAATTAGCATACCCTTTAGAGGCATCATATCCTTGGTTTTCTATGCCTTGCTGACCTTGAATGCCACCACCATATATACCAAGAATATGGTTTAAGTAATCCTCATAATCCTTTGCACTCATATCATTAGCTATTTGAGCCGCTTGCTGCTGATATTGGGGCGTTCCAAGCATTCCGCCTGCGGCTGATGCATTTTGCGCTGCTTGCAGTGCGCTTTGCAAGCGTGTTTGGTAACCTGAAGACTCTTTGTAACCGCCTCCAAATTTATTATATAAATCCTGTGGATTGCTGGTCATTTTGCCATATTCACCAGCCAAGTTACCCATGGCGCCTTGGCCTGCTTCCATATAGGGCTGATAATAAGGAAGTGCTTTTTCAGGTATCTGCGTATAATATGAATCTGCTGCAGTTGCTGGATTTGCTTGTGCTGCTTGCCCTTTATTTTTATGCCCAAATAAACCAGACAAACCTTGAACCACAGACCCAAGCCCTGATAATCCACCCAATATTGCTCCAAAGCTCATTTTTTATATCCTTATGTTACCGTTACGGTTTTAAATACAGGAACACCTGCTACAAGAATAGAAACTTTTACAGTGTCTGTATCTGAATCATAAATAAAGGTTCCTGCCTGACATGTATATTGCAGGTTTTCATTTTGATTTGCTTCTATTATAGCTATATTAGCACTGTCTTGCGTAGGTATTACAACACCCTCATTTCCAAAGTTTTTTTGTAGGCAAGTTATTAATGTATGCCTAAAAGTTAATTCGTCATCTGTTGCATTAAAAGACTCATCAACTATTTTACCTAACGGGAGATTTGGCACCCTAACAACACTGTCTGTCATTGATATATCTCCACAACACCATCAAAAGCTACAAATCTTTGATATCCTATAAACCGTATCTGAAAGGTAGCATCGTTTGCTTGACCTAGTTTTTGGTAAATAAGCTTACTTCTTCTTTGTCCGCTAGGATTAGAATCTATTCTTACAGCAGACCCAAAAGACTCTCCTCCATTCCTAGATATAGATAAATCAATTGCAGCAGAAGTACTTGGTGGAACTATTGGGGAAGCCTGTTGTCCATTCTCAACCGTAAAGGATGCGCTTTTTATAATAAACATACTTTGATTTGGCAATCTTATGGGGTTTGTTATGCGTATTTGTGGAATAATGTGTCTAACTAAGCTTGCATACTCCATAAATGTTATATTAGAACCAAACTCATAAAGATCGCCTCCATTCAAAGAAACAAAATAATATTTGTTTTGAAAGAAAACTACATTTTTTGCTATATGGTGATTTAAGTTTTCATCAGTAACCGTAAAAAATTGCTGGGTGGTTAAATCGTATATGTAACTTAAGTTATCTGTAATAAACGTAAACTGGTAAATAATATGCCCATCTTGTCTAAAAAGAAAAGCCGTGCAATCTTCTGGCGCCGATAAAGAGGCAAGCTTATAGTCAAGCCCATCCATTGATATACGTTGTGCATTATTCCCTGCGTAAATCATCAAGGATACACCCGAAGATTCGTTTACAGCAAGCCATACAACATAGCTATCTAAAGCTGCTATACTGGATGCATTAATTGTTCCAAAGTCAATATTAGATGTTGAACTGCGCTGATAAGGAAACAATGCAGCCCCTATATCTTGCCATTGCTCAATAACAGTATGTCCAAAAACTACTATGTTGTTACCACCGCCTGGGGTCGGGAAAACCGCTTGAACCGTATCTGGCTTGCTTTCTAGGGATCCTTGAAATTGCGCTGTAGATGGAAAGCTTGTTACATCATTTGCGGCTGATAAATACCAGTTTTTTGAAGTTGTATCTGAAACTATAAATCTTCCGTTTTGAAAAGAAATATAACCGGGATTTTTAAGTCCTGCTGGTATGGTAATTCCCGCGCCATTAGAGCTTAATAATGCAGGAGGATCGCTCCACTTATACCCATATATATTAATTCCATCCGTTATAGCTATTTGGTTATTGTTGTTTTCTGCCATATAAACATCACCAGCAGTAGTGTCAAGAAACCCTATAAATACGTAAGAAAAAACACCGCCAGAAAGAGTTAATTTATAAACCCCGCTACCCCACACCGCAACCATTAAGATTCCGCGTTAGCTTGCATAAAGCCCGCGGCTTTTGTTGGTTGGAGATAACAGATCAAACA